CTGGTATCGCTACTCGGCCTGACCTTCGTGCCTATGATTATGCCGAACTCCGTCGAACGGCCACTTCTGCTGCTTACGGTATGGCTGATGAACTTGGGACTCCTCGTCCAAAGAATGTGACGACTGTGAAGCCCTCGGGCACTCTCAGTAAGGTCATGGACACGACAGAAGGCATGCACGCGCCGCTCGGCAAGTATGTGCTCAACAACGTGAACTTCGGCAAGCATGATCCGCTGGTTCCGCTGTGTCGCTCGGCTGGCTACAAGGTCATCCAGAATCCCTCGGACCCCGAAGCAGTTCTGATTACTCTCCCGGTGAAATGGGAGGGCGTGCCGTTCTCGAAGTTCGTGAAGAACGGTGTGGAGATCGAAGTGAATCTCGAATCCGCTATCGAACAGCTTGAGCGCTACAAGATGCTCATGGTGAACTGGTGCGAACAGAATGTGTCGGCAACGATCAGCTATAGCGTGGATGAAGTTCCTGCTATCGTCGATTGGCTTCTGACCAATTGGGACAACTACGTTGGTGTGTCCTTCCTGTTCCGTGCTGATCCCACGAAGACTGCAGCAGACCTCGGGTATCTGTATCTCCCGCAGGAAGTAGTGACGAAGGCAGTGTATGACGATTATGTCGCCAACCTGCAGCCGATTGATCTGAACCAAGGTACTGACGTTCTCGATGCTGTACTTGAGGACGAATGTGCCGGTGGAGCCTGTCCTATCCGATAAGGAGGTGGTCAGTATCTCGCGCTACACACAGCCACGCGTTATTGGCAGTGACCCCCGCTGGCATACCGGAGTGACTTGTATGCCTTTGCCGTGCCCTACCCGTCACTGTGGCTGAGTCGCAGCGAGATAGGTGGCTTATCAAAGGGTTTTGTACGTCGGGTGCTCGACGTTATCCAGCACCACCAATTCAAGGGTGATAGCAGAGGCTGCTGATCGGATTCCAAATCCGTGAACGGAGGTTCGATTCCTTCATTGCCCGCCAAGAACTAATGTTGTGGCGTAGCCGTCCACAGTCCCGCGCTCGTAAGGCGATGGGTCGTTAGGCGAGTTGCATGAGGGTTTGAGCAGTGACGAGGAACGAAACGCGGACGGCATAATTACCCGGCTGTGCTGATACGTCACCCAAGCCTGACGGCAGCGAATGAGTAGCTAATCTACCCGGAAATCCTGAGTGCAACGCTCAGGTCTCGAAGCTTGATCCTAGGCTCGCTTTGAGCCTGCATCTTTGGTGGCCGTTTTCGGTCTCTCACTCTCTCTCCCGAGGGCGGTCCAAAGGTGCAGCCTCAAAACGAGCAAAATACTTTTGGCGAAAAAAATCCCGATTCCTCGGGACCGATTTGGATTTTCCTGAGCAGGTCACCTATAGACCAAATTTGGGGGTCCAGGTCGTCATCGCCTCGGTCCCCTCAGTGCCCCTCTGGAGCACTCTCAGCCCCTCCATCGCCTCAGCCAGCCCCAAAGCCACGCCCAGTAAGGGTATGGGTCTAGGACTGGTCTGCAGCCCCTTGGTGCCTCTCTCGGTGCCTCTCATGTACATCCCCCTCTAGTTTGAAGACAGCCTCTCAGAACGCCTCTACGCTCCTTTAAGGAGTAGTCGGGGCACATGCCTCTCTCACGCGTTCTAAGCCGTTCTGACGGGTTCCTGAAGGTTACCCGCTACATTGTCCTAGGCGACATCGAACCAGCCCGCTACAGAGCGTTTTAATGGCTCTCTCGCGTGCTTTTAACGTATAGGCGCATGCTTTCCAAAGGGTCCTAGGTTAGACCCTGTGGAAAACACGAACGCAAAAAACCCTCAGACGAATGTCCAAGGGTTCGAAAGGGGATCAATGGGTTTGTATCCCCCTTAAGACAATCTCAATGGGAACGATGGTTAGCCCCTCAGGGTACCCGCGCATGCGTGCTACCCCTTGCGCAGATTGTAAAGTCTTCGCATCGATATAACCGCGGATTGTAGATTCTTCAATTGCGACAAAGCGCCTAATCCCGCGTTCGTGCGGGTATCGGTAGTAACTCACGTTTTACCTTACGACAGTGGATAAACCAATAGCCCCTGAGGGTATCCCTAGGGGTTATCAGTTTCGCTACTGTATGGTGTGGTACTAGTTCTGATTAAACCGAAAGAATCGGAATAACCTTACGTGCGACGTCCACAACAAAGCCAGACATATCACGCTTTGCTTGCCCCTTCGCATAAAGCGCCACAACCACGCCTTGCGGTTCCAAGTGGCGGATATCGCTATCGTCACCGCCAATGCATTCCATGCCAAGGAACGTTGCGGGAATGTCTTCAGCATTGCGGAAAACTACAGCCAAGCGCATGCCGTTCTTTACGGCAATGTCCACGTATTTTTGATACGACGCGACGCCAGAATACGAGTAGGTCAAATCGTAATTAGCGGGCAATTCGCGACGGTTCGCAATTTTGGTGTAATCGTAAAATTGAACGTCAGGGAACACGGACATAAGGTTAGGATAATCCACGCCGTCCACGGTAAGCGCAACGTTCTCCCACTTGATATCAGACGTGCCGTTAAGGCGAACCAAAGGCGTCAGACCGTTCTTTGCGGCTTTCTTGATAAGCTTTCGGACGTCCACAACCAATTGCGCCATGAACCAATCCCGCGCTTCAAAAAACAGTTTGGCTTTGTTGATTCGCGCCGTTTGAACATTCGACATTGCGCCACGTCCCGCAGTGTAAAGGCATGCCGCTTCGCATTGAGCCATCTTTGCCATTGCGCACACTTGATAACCCGATTGGGCGCTCGGTGCCATGTAAAGAATCCCTGTCATAAAGCCGTATTCTTGACCCTTAACGGTCTTTGCGTTCGTGTCGACAGTCAGAAGGTTTTTCGGGAAGTAGGTCATTTTGAATCTCGCTTAGTTCGGTTTAGGTTTGCTGCGTTTGCAGCGCATGTAAGAACTATACCGGACGGTACGAAGTGGTACAAGATATTTCGAACACAAATATCCCTATCAGTCCACGCGAACCGATAGGGTTTGATACCGTGTGGTGTGGTACTATCAGCGACCGCGCTTGATAGCCTTTTGCAAGCGTTTAACTTCCCGTTTCCAGTAGTCAAAACGTCCCGCGTCCACGTCCCGCCATGCGTCCATATGGTCCATAGCGTCAATCAATCGGTCCTGAAGGTTCATAGCGTTATACGTCCATGTCGTGTTTGATTCGCGCAATGTAGTGCTGCGCCGCTTCCGTTACTGGAATCGAATTGTAAAAATAGTGAGTCGGCGTGTTCCAATCGATTCGCCCGGATTGTGAGGGAATCGCAAGGGTAACCAAGGTTTCAAACTGAGCCATATAGGCGGCTTTACGTGCCTCTTTAGACGGTTTCATACAGTCACCATAAGGCGTGCTGTGCCATGCGCGTCCATCTCGTCTGACGCGTGATAACGTGCCTCTTTAACTTCCTTGCCAGCACGATAGAGCCACACTTGAAACTCTTCCCAATCGGGATCGAATTTAACGCGTGCTTTAACCAATCCATCGGGACGCGTATAGGTCTTAATGGTTTTCATTCTGTGCCTCAAAGCGTAATGGTTGAATCAGTGTCAGGGTTGTGCAAATCAAACTCTGCATTAACGTAAGCAATAGCTTGTTCAACCGTTTCAAAATGCTGCATGAAATACAGGTCCCATGAAACATCGCTAGTCTTTTCGAAACCATCCACGCGACCATTCGAATAAACTTCAGCGCGATGCGTTCCATTGCATACCGTGCTGATAATGGTCGGTTGTGCGTCCGATTTAACCATCGGGTAATCAGTGTGATACTCGCCAGTGACAACCCAATAGGCGTCGCGCATTGCCTTGTAATCGCTATACGTTGCGATCAATTGCAGGTACTGATAACGACAGTCATTGAAACCATCGGCAAACGCTTTAGCTTGCCAGCTATTACCCTTGGGAGACATTGCGTCACCTTGCTGTGCCACGAAGGCATTAGCGCCAAGCTTCACATAGTGTTTGCGGTTCAGTTTCATTCTGTATCTCGCTGCGTTCGGTTAGGAGACTCCACTATAGCGGATGGTACTGAATGGTACAAGCGTTATCTGTTGTTTTCCTGAAGATTCTTAGGGTTTGTAGTTATTACTCGGTTCGTGTTTGCTTTGAAAAGACGCGACCCCATTCCTACAATATCTCAGGTCCGGCCGTCCTGGCCTCGCGCACCCCTCAGGCACCCTAATGCATCCCCTCGCACCCCTGCCTAATGCCTGTATCCACTAGGCCAGACACTACATTAGATAGCTTATCGGATGCTTTCCCTTTAGATTCAAGGAGTTACGATCGGTGCTGCCTCGGTGCCGTGCCGTGCTGCGCTGCCTGCCGTGCTGGCAATGTACCCCCATAGGTCGTTCTGAACCCTCTTCAAAAATGCCGGTAAAGGCTCGGCGTTGTTGTTGTTGTTCGACCTGTTGCGTGAGTGCAACGCTCCCCAGATTCCCAAAGTACCCCCGGGACCCCCCGAGGTACCCCAAGTTGTTCCGCCCCCACTTAATGAAACCCTAGGACTTCTGGTACCAGAATGGGCCGGTGGGGGTAGGGGGAAAACCTAAAGATTCTCCTAAAGATTAACTAAGGGTTCTCTATTGTCATATAGAGCCTTTAGTTAATCCGTAGTTATAACCTTCATTATTATCATTAATGATTATTCTCCTTGGATAATCCTTAGTTAACCCCTAGTACATCCTCGGATAATCAATGGCTCTCGAAAGCGCATCCTATATTAATGGTCTCGTTCAAACGAACCCACTCGGGTCTGACCCAATCGCGTCTGGTGACGATCACATTCGTCTCATTAAGGCGACCATCAAGAATACCTTCCCGAATATCACGGGACCTGTAACTGCCAATCAGGCACAGCTTAATACCGCCATGCCAATCGGTGGGGTCATTATGTGGCCCTTCGGTTCTATTCCGGCTGGTTGGGCATTGTGTAATGGTCAAACTGTCGCTCGGTCGGATGGCTTCGGTAATATCACGACCCCGAACCTAATGGACCGGTTTATCGTTGGTGCCGGTAGTGGTTATGGTCTCGCCGCTGCGGGTGGTAATGCGGTCATTACCTTGACTGAAGCCCAAATGCCGAACCACGCCCACGACGCGGCTATGGATTCCCAAGGACACCATCAGCATCGCGTGGCGGGTAATACCGCTGGCGTAGGCGACCACAGCCACAGCATGCCGAATAACGGCTCTGTGCAGGCTGGCTCGGATAACGGCGGTGCCAATACCCCGGTCTCCACTGGTTACTCCTCGGGCCGCATGCAGGCCGGTACCAATCCCGCAGGTGCCCATGCCCACTACTTCGAGACGTATTCGGAGTGGGGTGGTGATCACACGCACAACGTATGGACCGGTACCAAGGGTGGCAATGCTGGCATCGACATCCGTCCTCCGTTCGTCGCCCTCTACTACATCATGAAGGTCTAAAGCATGGCACTCGAAACCGCTTCCTACATTGCGCAGCTTGTGCCAACCAACCCACTGTCCACCGACTCGGTCTCCCAATCGGACGACCACATGCGGCTCATCAAGGCGGCACTGAAGAACACCTTCCCGAACCTTGATGGCCCGGTGACCCTCTCGCCCGCTCAGATGAACTACCCGGTTCCTCAGGGTGTGATCGTGCTCTGGTCGGGTGCCGTCAGTGCGGTCCCGGCTGGCTACGCGATCTGCGATGGGACCCAAGGTACCCCGGACCTTCGCGACAAGTTCGTGATTGGTGCTGGTGGCGCATATGCCAAGGGTGCTGTCGGTGGCTCGGCTACGACCGGCGTGGCTGGTTCGCACACTCACACGATCAACGCAGCTACGGCTTCCCTCAACGTCACCACGACGAAGGTGGCTGCTGGTGCTGATGTCGATGCAATCACCGCAGTTACCCCTCAGGGCCACACGCACACCGCGAACCTCGTGGGTGACCATCAACACTCGTCGCTGCCTCCGTATCTGGCACTGGCGTACATCATGAAGTTGTAATCAATGCCGACTCTCCCGCTTCGCAAATTGGGGGCGGTGGGGGTCATCACTGATGCCAACCCCTACGATCTCCCGCCCAATGGTTTCTCTGAAGCCTACAACGTGATCTTCGACGAGGACCGCATTACGCGTGCTCCCGTCTTCAAACAACTCTTCAACCCGATCCGCTCGGCCCTCTCATGGGACGGTGCAGCGGCTCAGACATGGGACGCCAACACCAATGCTTATGACTCTGCGGAAGGCGGTAGTGCGACTAACGCTCGCTTTGTGTCTTCGTATTCCGATGCAAACGTCGGAGAGTCGGTTCTCATTTGCGACCGTGACGGTACCGTACGCGCATACCCGAACAACAACCTCACGTTCCTGACGCCTCCCTCGGGGACCATCGTCAACGACAGCGCTTGGGCACACGCTCAGGTCGCTGGTATCTCGTACCTCACTCGTACCGGCATGCGTCCATATGTCCGCAACGTGGTGAATAACGAGGCGAGCTACTCGTTCATCGGTGGTGATTGGGTCGCTACTGACACTGCAGCTATCGTCCGTCCGTTTCTGGACTACGCGGTCATGTTCAACCTGAACAAGAACGGCGTGAAGTATCCGACGATGGTGAAGTGGTCGAACCCGATCCAGTACGGTCAGGCAATCTCGACCATCAACTGGGACCCGGCGAACCCGAACTACGTTGCCGGCGAAAACGTGATCGCTGAGATGCGTACGGGTATCCGAGACGCTCTGGTCCTCGGCAACTCGATGATCATCTACAACCAAGCGCAGTGCTGGAACATGGAATACCGTGGTGACTCTGCGGTCTTCGGGTTCCGTCGGCTTCCCTTCAATGGAGGCATCGTCAACACGAACTGCGTCGTTGAGGTCGAAGGTAAGCACTACGTCTTCGGTGAAGATGACATTTACGTTCACGATGGCATCCAGAAGACCTCCATCGCTGATGGTCGTGTTCGTCGCCGTGTGTTCAACGCGTTCGACCGTAATCGCCAGTCCTCGTGCTTCGTGGTCCATGACTCCGTCGCCAACCTGATCCACTTCTGCTACGCAACCCTGCAGAACGAAGCATCCTTCGCGGACGCCGACTTCTGCAACCAAGCGGCAATCTACAACTACAAGAACGACACTTGGTCATTCATGGATCTCCCGAACATCATCGGGGGTGCTGAGGCAACCGCAGCGCTCGTCAAGAACTCCTTCCCGGATGTTCAAGACAGCTACGACCTCTACAACACGAGCTACACGGCCTTCACCGGGATCACCCCGAAGATGCCGATCATGTTGTCCGTCGCTGACCAGAACGCAGGCATCACCGACACTCGAATCTTCGCCGTCGATCTCCCGACTGCTGGTCTCGTGAACCTCCCGGCTAACACCGAGGCTCTCAAGACTGCGTACGTGGAGCGCTCGGGCGTCGCTCTCGACTCTACTGGTATCTCGTCACTCCGTGGCTACAAGCTCATCCAGAGCATGGTGCCTCAGATGTCCTTCGAAGATTCCTCGGGTTCCTTCGATGTGTCCGTAGGTTGCGCGGACTTGGTGCGTCAGACCCCTGACTACAAGTTCAAGA